GGGGTCCCATCGATTTCTCCTGATGATGTCTGCTCGTGTTGGAAACCCATTAACAATATCTTGGGGGGACACTCCTTTACGGCGCATATCACGAATATCATCCGTTGTCAACCTCCTGACAACATAACCTCCAACTTCTCCTTTATCAAGGCCTAACACCTTACAACACCCATCAAAGACAAAAAACAATCTGTCATAGGCATCCCAGTTAGAGCCAAAGGTCCCATACGCATGACCAATACATGACAAAATAACATCAAAACAGTCCCTATGTCGAGGTGTACGACCATACGCCGCTCTAATCAGGAACTCACGACTTTCACGATATGGTAAAAGCACACACTGTCCTTCTTCCTTTCCATACATCGGATTCTCTACTGCTTGGTGACGCAAATACGTTGCTCCCATTTCATATATAAATCCATTTTTTTCTCGTGAACAAAGAGACAAATTCGACTTTAAGTCACGCACATCAACATCAAAGTACTGCTTCATAAACATCGAAAAAGCCTCACCAGACAAAAATGAACTAACCACCTGATCTTCTGTAGCATTGTACAAAACATCATCACCATAAGTAATAGCCTTGACTCCATCTAACAACGCGGCTTCTAATCTCTCCTGATACTGCTCAGGTGCTGTAACTACCTGGTACACACCAAAAAGAGAGATCCATAATAACATAACCCATGAATCCATGTGCGATGTGTTATAACAACCACTCGGAACCCCTCCCATGACCTGCGCCCAAACTGGACCAAACAGATGTGTTACCCGACAAAGTACTTCTCCAATTACTACTCTCAACAATTTCTTCTTTGCCCAATACTGGGCTGATCCTGGCTTCTCATAAATCAACATTGCTGAGTAGTAGAGATCAACAAACTTCACCCACACACTATAATCAAATTTTTTAACATCACACTCCATAATGATTTTCTTCCATTGATCCAGTACGGGATTAATACCCAACAACTTCGCCAACCTATCCATACCACCATATGGCCATTTATGCCCAATCGTTATTGGTCCACCTCTCTCTATCATATGTCGAATCTTGGAGATCAACCGCTCAAAAAGAACAAATTTGCCACACATAATCTGAAACATCCGCACCTTATTATCCTTCGATGGCTGATCCTTCAACGAGACATCAAAACTAGCAACATTCTCATGCTTCGGAACCTCCTTTGTATACATCTGTGGTGATTCTTCACCCTGCAACACTCGCCGAACACAATTCAAATTGGCCTGAAGATTTTCTGCTTTTTGCCCGCAAGTGGTGATATTAACCTTAGCCCCACTCCGAGCATACACGGTTCGAGGGTTGTCCGCGTTGTAACCTTCTGATGAACCTAAGTAAGAGCCTTCCAAAACAGACAAATCTAATTTTGATTCCACAGTACCAAAAAGATGCTTTGTACCCATCCAATGATACAACAAATCTATAGCACGATTAATATGCCGCATTGGAAGCTGCGCACAACTTGGGGGATCCTTCACTTTACGAGATGTTTGTAGTACACAGTCCGCCCATTTGTAGGGAAACAAATTCTCTGATTGTGACCATATATTAACATGACCATTGTGCTTACCAAATGTCCACAAATACGCCGAATAACGGCGCATAATTGAGACTTTTAAACTATCCTCTCTTGGAACATCTGCAAAAACATTTTCCTCAAACCAATCATTACTCAGACCTCTTATGTTACCCAAAACACGCTGAAAATATACCATATCCGCCCACTTATACACTTGTCGAACTTCTTGCGGTAGATATGTCGGCTGCGCTGACTGAGGATACATAAGTTTTGGAATCGGCGGCCGTATCGTCCGAATGTTTATTTCCTTCAACCCCGACATAAAATAATACAACTCTCGATCAGATTGCCGTCGATACAACGAATTATCCCAACCATGATCAAAATTACTAGAGAAATCAATAACAAATTCCCTCATATCACGGTAAAAATGACTCATTCGAACTATCCACCTATGATCCTCAAGTGCTGGATGAATCCCACGGATCAAAATAGTACAATTACAATCCGCATGTTTACAACCATGTTCCTTCGTCTCAACAAAATCAAAAACCCCATTTTCCCTACATCTCTCTTTCTTAAAAAGATAACGAACCAATGAGAATGTCATTCTCGGTAATTGTCGCACGTACTTCTGCACGATGTACGATAAGCCCAACGGCGTTTTAAACGAAGACTCTACAGCGAAAAACAGCTCTTACCAGGTTCACCTTGACAGATTACGG